TTAAATTTTTCGCTTACTACTCTAAGCGCTCCAACATTGTGAATTTTACCTGTTACTTTCATTTTTTTCTGTTTTTATTAGTTAAATATTCGTGCGCCCAAAAGCCGAGCGCGAGCCATCCAACAACTATTGCCGGAATCATTAAAATTATTAAAATTATACTCATAGCTGTTTAATTAATTCGTCGTAATATTTGCGACATTCCGTAATTCGTGTTTTGATTGCCTCAATTACTTCGTCGTTTTTTGCTATTTTAAAGACTTTTAAGCGCTTTTCTTTTGGTATATGCCCGAATGTATGTTTTGATTGTACAAACGCTCTTAAATCCAAACTTTCCTCAATTAAACTTTGTTTCCAATGTTCGCGCCTAATTTCATCCTCGACAATTTGTAAAGGTGTATCTATTAAACAATAGCATAAAAGCGATTCGGTTTTTCCTGTCAACCACATGTAACCGTGTAATTGATAAAAATAATCTTTGTTTTTTAATTCAGTGTCAAAAAATGGAAACGTTGTAGCGTCCCAACTTGATTTCACGTCGAGCAAAATTTCGTTCGTGTTAACGTCCGGCGTTCCCGTGATCCAATCGTTTGTAAAATGTTCTTCGTTTTTATACAAAAATCCTGTTTCTAAAACGTCGTTACACAAGGTAATTGATAATTCTTCGACCTCGTTTCCTTTATCGGTGTAACGGCTCGAAAATTCCTTTCGTATTCCGTAAACTTCTGTAATAGCTAATTCCTGTAAATAAGTTTTAGTTGTTTGACTTAACGCCTCCCCTTTTGATTTTGGGGAGGTCATTATTTTACCAATTGCCGAGCATCTAATTTTCATAACGCAAGGGTTTTTAATTGTTCGTCCGTTAATCCAAAAGTATTTGTCAACTCATCAACGCTATAATTTCCGTCTGCGATTGATTGTAACGCTTTTTTAAATCTACTTTCGTTTATTGCGGGTTTCTTTGCCTCAACTTTAATTTGTTCGCCACCTGCGTCAGTATCTTTGTCGCTTACTATTCCCAAAATTGAACTTAACGCGTAACGTCTTAAATAAGTAATTGCGGACCCTAAAACCTGAAAATCGTTCATACCTTTTAATGCTACATTTTGCGGAATTGCCGTTTTACTTTCGATAGTTTCCCCGCTTTCAACGTGAAAAACTATCGTTATTAATTCAGTGCCGTTGATCAGTTGCGTAAATCCTAATCCGTGTTTTTTTAATAGTGGATTAATTACCTCGAATATTTTTGGTAAATCTGCGTAGGTGTATCCGTAGCCCTGCGTCGCTTTGTGAATTGTCGGTACTTCCTGTTGAAATTCCGCTAAACTTTTAAATAAATGTTTCATTTTATATTGGTTTTAATTGGTTACTAAATTTGTCCTTGATCTGCGTACGAATAATATCCTTCGCTAGTTATTATTAAATGATCTAATAAATTAAACTCCATTATTTGACAAGCGTTTTTTATTTGCTTTGTTAATTTGTCGTCAGTCGCAGACGGAAATAAATTACCGCTTGGGTGGTTATGGCTTAAAATAATTCCTGTCGCTCCACATTTTAAAGCTGTTGCTAAAATCATTCGTACATCAACGACCGTCCCTGTTATTCCGCCTTGGCTAATTTTTTGCCACCCAATCGAATTATTTGCCCTGTTTAAATAAATTACTATTGAACTCTCGCAATATTCTAGCGTATCGGAATCGTACATTTGTTTAAACATTTCGTAGGCTGTTTCCGAGGTTGTAACTTTTGTTTTTTTAAGTCCAGAACTTTTATATTTTAAAGTAATTTCGGGCGTTTCTGCGTTGTAAGTTTTCATTTTATTAGTTTTATTGGTTAATAATATGCGCGTTGTTGAGGCGCGCCCCTCATTTTTTTATTTTGCTATTTTGAAAATTGGGGCCATTGAATATTTACCTAATAAATAAACGAACTCTTCGCCGTTCCAAACGTTTACTTTTTTGCGTACAATTTCGCCGTGCAATAAAGCGGTTACAAAATTTCCCTTTCGTTCAATTACGCTTGCCGTCCATTTACAATTGCTGTCGCATACTGATGTTGCTGTTAAAATACTTCCTGTTTCAATCATTGTTTTTAGTTTTAATTGGTTAATTGTTTTACAAATATAATACTTTATTTTAATATAACAAGTTTTTTTTTATTTTTTTTTAATTATAATACTAAATCTTTTCTATATCCTAATTTTTGCGCTTCTAATAAAGAATTATAAACGCTTTTTACTGTTGGTTTTGTTATTGCTTTTTTTACTGAGTTTGGTAAATAAAAATAAGAATTAAAAGATGCAATTACATCGTGCAACCAAGTTTTTTCAATAGCGTTTTTTCTTAAAATTTCTAAAGTTCTTTTATTTGTTGGTAAGTTTAAAATTTCAATTGTGTTCATTTGGTTAGTTTTAAATAGTTAGTAATTAATTATAGACAAATATAATACTTTATTTTAATATAACAAGTTTTTTAATAAATTATTTTTAATTATTTTGCATTTTAATAATTTCATCTAAAAGATCAATTTTTTTAAACTCCAAAGTTTTTAATCTACCTAAATAAAAAGCGCGGGTTTCATCGTTTACGTAATTCCATTGGTATAAAGGTTTTTTACAAATTGTGTTAATTTGTTTATTTACGTTTTTTAATTCAAGTCTTTTTTGTGTTAAAGTTTCCATTTGGTTTTTTTTAGTTGGTTATTAAAATGTAATTATTTATTTCTAATTGTGATATTGGAAAAAATCTATTTTGCATCCTTGAAAAATAATAATATCTAATTCCTGTTTTTGTCATTTTTGTATAAATATTAAAAATTTTTCCGTTTCCAAATTTAATTTGTGTTCCTGTTTCGTTCATGTTTTTAGTTTTAAAGGTTAGTTTTCCGTTTTGTTATTACAAATGTAAAACTTTATTTTAATATAACAACTATAAAAACAAATTATTTTTATTTTTTTTTAATTTTTATTTATTTCGGATTCGGAAAACCTTAGTTTTTCCTTGTAAATACTTATTATTTCTTTTAATTCGTCCCTTGAAAATTTTATTTCGTCGTGGGCTTTTCCCTGTAAATTAATTAAGCGATCAACCCCAATACGTTTTTGGATCCCGATTTGGTAGTTTAACAAATTACCGTGTAAATATTGATTACAATACACGCATTGTCCGTGGACGTTGTCCTCGTTAAACGTTACCGCTTTATGTCCTCCTGAACTGTAATAATGTCCTGCGTCAAATTTTTGCCCTAACTGAGAACCGCAAGAAATACATCCTTTTTTCCTGTCGCGGTTTCTAATAAAGGAATTGAAATACGTTTGGGCTAATTTTGTTAATTCCTGAACGGTTTGTAATTTTTCTTTTATTTCGGTTTTACGTTTTTTCCACTCTTTTAATTTAGTGGCTTCAATCCAAACTTTTATACACGGTTCATCTAAGCAATATTTTTGATTAAATTTTACCGGTGTAAATTCTATTTTACAATTTTTACATTTTTTCATATTAAAAATTATTAGCTTCAATTTCGTTTTCTAAATCCTTAATTTTAAATTTTAAATCCAAATTTAACCGCTCCAAACGGTAGGCGCTTTGTGAAAATTCCCGCGCCTGCTTTTCTAAAATTAATAAAGTAGTTAAAACCTCGCTTAATTCGTTTTCAGTTTCCTGCATTGAATTTATTAAATCGGTTCTTTGTCTGTTTTTTTGTTCGATTTCTTCACGGCTAATTTTTAGCTTTAATAAAGTTTTTCTTAAAATAGCGTTAGCGCTTAAAATTTGTAATTCCATTTTTTTAGTTTTTATTGGTTTATAATCCGCAATATCCGCTATCGCATTCGTTAAAATCTTCCTCGAATAAATTACCTTGCAATTTATGGCTTTTTATTTTATCGTAAGTAATTCCATTTTTAAATGTTCGTTCTTTGTTTTCCTGTTTTGCGAACCAATCAAATTTGTTTGGGTGCTTTTCGCTCATCAACTTTAATAATAATTCGTTTCGGTGAAAACAACCTACGCAATTATTCATAAAAGCAAAACGTACGTTTTTATTTTTCCAAAACTCCTCGATTTTATCTTTAAAAATAGCGTCTTGTATTAATGGAAAAATTGGTTTTTGCCATTCAATTAAACCCCATTTGTTTTGAGTTTTCCGTTTTCCTATAATATCTTTAAATTCTAAAATTCCGTTTTTATTTGTTTTTTCAATCATTGTTTTTGCTCGACTCATTTCGTTTGCCCTAAAACCTATTCGCATTTCTATTGGTTCGGTAAAATTGTTTTTCCACCAATTAAAAATCGGTTGTAATTTCATTTCAGTAGTACAAAATCTTTGCATTATGTTTGGTAAATATCTTTTGCCGTTTCTATTTGTTATTTCGTCAAAAGTTTTGCCCGTAACCCAATCTATTTTTGTTCCTAAAATTTGTTCTAAATCCAACATCGTGTAAATTATCGCGTCTTCTTCTAACGTTCCAATAAATTCAACCCCTAATTTATCGCTTACAATTTGCCTTAATTTAGAATCAGGAAACAAACAATTTTTGTCGTTGGTTCTAACTAAGGAAAAAACGTTATAATCTGCGGGGTAATTTACGGCTATATATGCGGACGTTTTACCGCCGCTTATTGAGTTACAAGTTTTCATAATGCTTTTTTGTTTAATTCGTCCCAAATATCAAGTTTTTTTTGAACTTTAAATAAATTACTTTGTTTTGGGCGGTATTTTTTTAAAGGATCCACGGATTCAACTTCGAACCCAACCCCGTAATTATAATTACAAAGTACCGGTATATTTAACTCCGTATGTTTTCCGCCTGTATCCGTATCTTTTATTTTTTCAACTCCAACCATCGTTAAAAATTTCATCGTTGGATGCTTTATTAGTCTATGAATAACAAACATATCGTCGCAACGGTTTAGAAACGCCTTACCGCCCTCGACGTGGTCTTTTAAAGGCGCTTTTAAATGTCCTTTCCATTCGTGGTTTTCAGGGTATAAATTACCACTCCGTCCGCTTTCGCTTGTCGGGTGCGTATTGATATAAATTGTTTTTCCTGTTTCATTTACAAATTGACGCGCCATATTTAAAAATTTGTAATTTCCCTCGTAATTCATTTCCCTATCTAAGCCCGTAAACGGATCAATTAAGCAGGCGTCCGCGTCTGAGTTTCTGAAAATTTCTAATAATTCAGTTGGTTTGTAAAGTTTGGAATTATCAATAAAAGTAAATGATTGCTCTAAATACGTTGAATAAGTTAAAATTTCGGATTCGCTTAATTCTTTGAACGGTCTTCCTGAATACATTTGAATCATATCGCGTAATATTTGCCCGTGTTGATTTTCCCCGCTCCATAAAATAAATTTTAAATTATTAGTTAAACTCAACGTTAAAAAATACCACGTAATCCAATAAGATTTTCCGACGTTGTCGTGTCCCAAAATTATATTAAGTTGTTTAGGCTTAAATCTTAAATGATTATCAAGCGGGCAACCAATCGACAAACCTTGTTTTATTTTTCCGTTTTTATAATCCAATAAATAGTTTAATCCGGAACCGCTTTTAATTAACATTTTTTGCTTTTTTAAGTGCTTCGGTTTTTGCAATTGACGCCATCACGTTTTTATATAATCTGTCGTCGCTCGTTTCAACTTCGTTTTTTTGTACGTCCCTCTTCAACCAATTTTTAGCGGTTAAAAATAAACTTGAATAATTTTTATTTGCTTTAAAATTTTCGATATTATCCAAAACGTTGTCAATTTGAATAGCTGAATAATCCGCCCGTAATTTATCAAACTCCTGAACAGTCAATTTTAAATGTAAAAATTTTCTATAAATAATATTATTATTTACATTATCATTTACATTATCATTTACATTATCATTATCAGTTATTTTTGTTATCGCTTGTAATCGTTTGTTATGTTTTGTTATAACAGGAATAACATCGTTATCGTTTGTTATGTTTTGCCATCTGTTCGCCATTCCTATTTTTCCCGCTTTGCTTCGTCGTTCCTTAGTTTCATTAAATTTGTCTAAATCCCTTTTTAAATGCTGTTTAATGGGCGTAAAAGCAATATTAATAATAACGTCGTCTGTTATTGGATCCTCATCGTTAACATATCTAAAAATATGCTTTATTAATTTACCTGCTAAATCATCGCTTAGTTGCGTAAATAATTCTTTTTGGTCTGCGTAAAGAATAAATCCTTTTTTGTTTTCTGCCATTTTTTTAATTTTTTAAGTAAATAAAAAAGCCTCATAAAATCCACGGCTCTCACATCGTTTCATTTATAAGGCTAATAACTTCCTTTGTTCGTATATTGTGAGAGCGAACATTTAACAAATATAACTATTTTTTTTTAATTTTATTCATTTTTGATTTGTAAATTTTCTCTTTAATTCCGTTTATTTTTTTTTCCGTGTAATTTTTGCGGTCGTCGTAACTCATTTTATAACTAAAACTCGCATCGCCAAACGAACCCCGCCCAATTTCAACGCCTTTTAATGCGCTTTCTTCTAATTTTTTTAATAAATGTTTTAAACCTATTAAATTATCGATTTTAACCTCAATTAGTATCGTTTTCATTATTCAGGAGGTAAGATTTTAAACTCCATTATTTTGCCGTTCGTTTTTTCGTTTTTGCTGATCATCTTAACTAAAATATTTTCCGTGTTAACTTCGATTATTTCGCCAAATTTTCTGCCGTTTTTCTTTACTGTTTTATTATCAAAATTGAAAATAAAATTAT